GTTCGGGCATTCCAGGATTAAGATTTATTGATGCTATCAAGCTCAATACTTCTATCGGGTATCCACTATCAGGTCCTAAGTCTAAGTATGTTTTCATAGCTAAGACAGTTGATGACCTAATGGCGTACTACGAGGAGATGAATTTGCCACCCGATCCAGAGGAAATAATGCGTTTGGCTAGTGGGCACACCTTCCAGGTTGTAAAATTTATAGACGAGATATCGGTTGAGATAGAACGTGTAGAAGATTGTTACAGACGTGGAGAGCGTGCTTACCCAATAGCTAAAGCGTGTAAGAAGGACGAGATTTTGTCGAAGAAGAAGTGTCGCATATTTTATGCGAATTCTATAGCTTTGACATATCTTATCCGGAAATACTATTTACCTCTGCTTAGGGTGTTGCAGATGAATCCACTCGTTAGTGAGTGCGCTGTTGGTATCAATAGTCATGGACCTGAATGGGAACAGTTTCACCAACACGTATTTCAGTTTGGTGAGGATCGTCTCATGGGTGGAGACTATGGCAACTATGACCAGAAGTTGTGTTCTCAGTTAATCATAGCAGCACTACGCATTCTTATTGATTGCGCAGAATCGTGCGAGTACACTGAGGAAGACTTACGGGTCATGGAAGCTTTAGTTGGTGATATTGTCTATTCCATCATAGCATTCAATGGCGATTTGATTGGTTTGACGGAGGGCACACATATTAGTGGTAATTCACTAACTGTCATTATTAATGGCATTTGTGGGAGTCTGAATTTACGCTGTTACTTTTACAGCAATCCAGATCACGCACATTTGAAATTTCGTGACAATGTGGCCTTGATGACATACGGTGATGATAACATAGGTTCTGTGAGCCCTGATTTAGATGGTTTTACCATTAAAGGAGCTTCAGAATTCTTGGCAAAATATGGACAGAAGTATACCATGCCTGACAAAGAAAGCGAACTGCTAGATTTTCTACCAGTGGAGGAATTTGAATTTCTGAAGAGAAAGTCAGTTTACCATCCAGAGCTTGGTTGTCATGTTGGTGCACTTGTGGACAAATCTTGTTTCAAGATGTTACATTGCTTTATGCGATCAAAGGGATCACCCGAC